AATGCATCGAAAGTTGAAATTCGCAATGCTTTCAAAAAATATATGAGTTCTAAAAAACTGAATAAGAAAGTTCTTAACGAGTTTGTTCAACTTATTGCTTGAGGGGCTAGTCCCCCTCTTTTTTTATAAATAAAAAAAAGCGTTTTATAGCGGGATGAACTTACTAGAAGCTTATAACGAAGTATATAATACTGAGTATAATCTTTCCGAAGATTTAACCAGTTTGTTACTTCAATATTGCATTGAAGATCTTGAAGAGGCAAAAACTTTTGCTGAAGATCTACTCTCAACAAATCTTGTTCAAGATTTCTTATTTGAATTATCAGAAGCACTTGATGTAGATATTTCAGAATATCTAACTGAAGGTGTAGGTTCGATGGCAGTTAGAGGTGTCATTAATGCTTTAAGTTCTGCAGGTAGATCAAAAGCTGGTCTTGCCGCTGGAACGGCACTTGGCAGAAAACCAGAATCTATTGTAAGAGGAGCTGCAGCTTCATCATCAATTAGAAGTGCAAGATCTGCAAGACCAGCAGCTACCACTGAACTTCCTGGTAAATATGCAACAATGCAGTTCAAAAAGAAAATTGATACTGCTATTTCTAGACCCGCATTGCCTGCAGGAAGATCCCCAGTAGCCTCTACACCAACAGCTCCTAGACGCACTCCTACAGACGCTGGAATGCCGTTCAGAGCTACAGGCCCTGGTGGTGATGCTAGAACCCAAAGACTTGCTGCTCAGGCTGCTCCTGGCTCTGGCGTAAAACCAAAAGCATCTAGAATGACTGGCGGAGCTGATGCTTTAAATGTAGCTAGAAGAGCTATGGCTGGAGCCGCAGCTGCTGGTGTAGCTGCTAGTGCTGCTGCTCCTGCTGTTAAGGATGCTGAAAAAAAGTCAAAGCCCGAATCCAGCATCAACAAGTACAACACAATGGATTCGGATGGTAAAATTAGAAATCGTCTAGCAGTTGGCCCTAAGATTGTTGGACCTAAAAAAGTTGGAACCGTTGCCCAAGCATTTGACACTGCTTTTGCAGGTGCTAGAAAGGCTGGTAAGTCTGAGTTTGAATTTCAAGGTAAAAAGTACACCACAAAAATGAAGGAGGATCGTGCTGATTATTTTGAAGGTTTTGTGAATACCAATGCAGAAGCTTTAAATATGATGGCTTGTTTAGATGAGGCTGCTGTGACTAAATTATTTTACAAATTGCAAGCAAAGGGGAAAGGTAGTTCTTCAACTGCAAGAGCACAATTGAAATCTGATGCTGATTTGGAGACTCAGAAAAATTTAAAAATGAAAAAGCAAAGACAAAAGCAAATGAGAGACAGAGAAGATGATGATGATCCTAGAGATCATGGATCAATGAGTGCTGCTGAAAGAAACCCATCTATGCGTTGAGTGGACACTTTTAAGACTGTCTACTGGGGGCTTTACAGCCCCCTTTTTTTCGACTATATTCATTCCGTTGACCACAACACTTTAAATGCCTCGCAAACTTATTATGACTGACTCACAGATGATTGAAAAACTTAAGTCTCTGTATGGTACGGAGATTACTGCTGCAGATGTGAAGGCTTATTGTGCCATGGAAAATCTTTCGTATCCAACCGTAACTCGTCGTTTGGAGCAGTACAAGACCGAACGTGGTCGTTGGAATCTGGAAGTGACCCCTAGCGTTATCGGCAAAATGGAACAGGCATATCAAGCACCTGCTGCTCTGCCTGCTGTAGAACAAAATCTTATCCCTGACAAAGATGATACCTTCGTCAAGTTTGGTAACTTTAACGATATTAAAAAAATTATTCAGTCCCGTATCTTTTACCCTGCGTTCATTACGGGTCTTTCGGGTAACGGTAAAACGTTCTCGGTGGAGCAAGCATGTGCTCAACTTGGTCGAGAACTGATTCGTGTAAACATTACTATTGAGACTGATGAAGACGATCTTATTGGTGGGTTTCGCCTTCTGGATGGTGCTACTGTATGGCATAATGGCCCCGTCATCGAAGCATTGGAGCGTGGAGCGATCCTGCTCCTCGACGAGATTGACCTTGCCTCAAACAAAATTCTCTGCCTCCAATCCGTGCTAGAAGGAAAGGGTGTTTTCCTTAAGAAGATTGGTCGTTTCGTGAAACCTGCTGCTGGTTTTAATGTGATTGCCACTGCCAACACCAAAGGTAAGGGTTCTGATGATGGTCGTTTTATTGGCACTAATGTTCTCAACGAAGCATTCCTTGAGCGTTTCCCTGTAACTTTTGAACAGGAATATCCTGCTCCCAAGATTGAACAGAAAATTCTGGAAGGCATTGCTTTGGATCTTGGTGTGGAAGACCGTGACTTCTGCAAACTGTTGGTGGATTGGGCTGACAACATCCGTAAAACTTTTTACGATGGTGGCGTTGAAGAAATCATCAGCACCCGTCGTTTGGTTCACATCATTCGTGCCTACAGCATCTTTGGTAATCGTGGCAAAGCTATTGAAGTGTGCGTGAATCGCTTTGATGAGTCCACTAAACAGTCCTTCCTGGAACTGTACGATAAGGTAGATGCCGATTTCCAAATGCCTACCGAACAAGTTGACTCGGTGGAAGTATTCTGATATAATTGGGGGAGGTAAATTATGCCTCTCTATTTTTATTATGGACGAATATCCTTTTCAATTCACTCTCTCCGATGGTGGAGATGGAACACTAAATCTTGAGAAAATTATTATGACTGAAACCAAAAACAATCTTTGGAAATATAATGAAGACAAAATCCTCAAAGATATTGAGGATTATGTGACTGGGACTTATAACAGTCACTATTGTGGACACAATGATGCTTACAAGGACATTCAAACAATTGACTTGATGGCAGCAAAAGACCTGGCACAACATTTTTGTCAGGCAAACATTTTGAAGTATGGTAGCCGCTATGGTGATAAAGATGGACGCAATAAGCGTGATTTGCTCAAAGTGATTCACTATGCTATGCTTCTACTCCACTTTGATGGACATTATTCTCGCAAAGATAATGGCTTGACTGAATTCCGTTGATTATGAAACTTAGAGAACCCATGAAAATTTCCGACAAAACAGCTTCACTTCTAAAGAACTTTGCCAGCATCAATCAGTCTCTTCTGTTTAAAAGTGGTAACAAGATTCGTACAATTTCTGTAATGAAAAATATTTTTGCAGAAGCTGTGATTAGTGAAGAGATTCCTAAAGATTTTGGTATTTATGATCTTAATCAATTTCTGAGTGGCATCACTCTTCACCCAGACCCAGAACTCGTGTTCAATAGTGATAGTCATCTTCTCATTAAAGGTGGTGGCAATACTACCAAGTATTATTTTGCAGATCCTTCTGTTATTGTAAGTCCTCCTGAAAAATCCATTGCTCTTCCTAGTGAAGATGTATGCTTCAATCTTTCTTCTGATCAACTCGATAAACTAATTAAAGCCGCCTCTGTGTACGGTCTTGAAGATATCTCTGCTATTGGAGATGGGAGCACTGTAAGTCTTCTTGTTAGAGACAAAGAAAATTCTACTTCTAATGAATTTTCAATTAACGTTGGTGAAACTGAATCGACCTTTGTATTTAACTTTAAGGTTGAGAACATGAAAATTCTTCCTGGCAAATATGAGGTAGTTGTGTCTGCTCCTAAGATGGCACGATTTGTCAATACTGCCATGGATGTGGTATACTACATTGCACTTGAGCCTGATTCCACCTTTGGTTAAAATGTTTGAAGGTGACTTTTTCCTGGACAAAAATACACACAAGTTGTATATTTTTGATGGGAAAGAATGGTGGGAGGTTATTCCAAGTTCTTATTTGAAAAAATTTGATTAAAATTAATTATGCATAATGATTTCCTTTGGGTCGAAAAGTATCGACCTAAAACTATTGAAGAATGTATTCTCCCAGAGAATATTAAAAAAACTTTTAAAGACTTTCTAAATAAGGGCGAAATACCAAACTTGCTTCTTGCTGGTTCTGCTGGCGTTGGCAAAACCACAGTGGCAAAGGCATTGTGTCATGAATTGGGAGTAGACTATTATGTCATTAACGGATCCGACGAAGGTAGATTCCTCGATACTGTCCGAAACAATGCGAAAAACTTCGCTTCGACCCTTTCGCTTTCGTCAACTGCTAAACACAAAGTCATCATTATTGATGAGGCAGACAATACAACCGCAGATGTACAACTCCTCTTACGGGCTTCTATTGAGGAATTTGCTAACAATTGCCGCTTCATCTTTACCTGTAACTATAAAAACAAAATCATTGAACCCCTCCATTCCCGTTGCGCCGTTGTGGAGTTTGGAATCCGAGGACAAGAAAAAGCCCAGTTGGCAGGATCCTTCTTCAAGCGTTTACAGAACATCTTGGATGAAGAAAGTGTACGATACGATCCTAAAGTCCTTGCCAAACTAATTAAGAAACATTACCCTGATTGGAGACGTGTTCTTAATGAATGTCAACGTTACTCTGTTGGTGGAGAAATTGATTCTGGAATTTTAGTATCATTTTCTGAAACAAATACTGATGAACTTATTCAATATCTCAAAGATAAAAACTTTACTGAAGTTAGAAAGTGGGTGGTCTCCAACCTGGACAACGATCCTTCTAATCTACTTCGCGGGATTTATGACTCCTGTTATAACTGCCTTGTGCCCGCCTCTATCCCTGCTGCCGTGCTTGTTATTGCTAAGTATCAATACCAATGTGCGTTCGTGGCTGATCAAGAAATTAACTTATTAGCCGCATTGACTGAGTTAATGGTAGAGTGTAATTTTAAATGAAGACAGAATTAAAAGATTGGTTAAATTCTATTAATCAGACAAAAAATAATCTTATCGATGAAGATCCTTCTTTAAAAAAAGATTATCCTCCATTCATTATAAACAAATGTATGGCTGGTCATATTGATTGTGTAATGTTTGCTAATGCCATGAATATGAATCATGGCTTAGATAAAAAGCTTCAATATGACTTTTATATAAATATTGTGAGGAAAAGGAAAAGATATTCTCCTTGGCTCCGAAAGGATAAAATCAAAGATCTTGAATGCGTCAAATCTTACTATGGCTATAGTAATGAAAAGGCACAACAGGCTTTGAACCTTCTTACAAAAGAACAAATCGACTTTATTAAATCAAAACTTGATGTTGGGGGATCAAAATGAGTGTTGTAACTGAACCTGAAGTAAATTGGACACCAGACCAGATGGTCGAGGTAATTCTTAATGAGCCTGATGATTTTCTAAAGGTTCGTGAGACGCTTACTCGTATTGGCGTAGCTAGTAGAAAAGAAA